TATCATTTTCTTCCTTCCTGTTATTATAATGTTTGTGTTCTACGCCACAATAAGATGGGCAACTATAATTTGGCATTGTTTCAAGATAACTTATGATTGAATTTATCACTAAAGTAAATACAAACGTAGTTATCGAATCTCGCATTATTCATCCCATCTCGATAAATCTAATTTCTTTAAGGGTTTCTCTATTATATGTGTCTTTAATTGATCATTCTGTATAGAGACTTTATTACCACTATCTATATGATGCTTACCATTCTTAGTTATAGTATAGAAAAAGAAGGTAGTCTTCCAGATACCAACACGAATAACACGAGCTGGTCTCTCATCAAAGATAATCACATCGTCTGTGTTTAGACCGTTTCCAATAAAAATTTTAAAACCCTCGATTGCTGATTCAATGGTAGATTTGAATAAAAATAAAGCACCACCAGTAAGAAACATCCAACCATATTTTCCGAGTAAATTGGTAACTTGTTCTTCCATTTAATTCCCATCTATTAACTCCCCCCATAGAGAGGTTCTTCCATTTATAATTTGTATAATATGAACAGTGAAAAATCCAGAGTCAAAATAATCTACAATAGCAAAAGCGTGAGACCAATTATGTCTTTTGCCACCTAACCATAAATTACGATCTCCTTTCATATCTTTCAAACAACCTATACTCCAGGCACTTTTTGCACCATCAATATGTGTCACACTCGATTGCTGAAGATCGTGATGATGCCCATACATTAAATTAGCACCAATTCTGAGCAAATGATTTCGAGTATGATTAGTTGTAGCAAAATGATGCCCGTGATAGTAGTATAATTTACCAATTTTTAGATATCTCCCGAACCTATAATATTTATAACCTCTTTCATCTAATTTTACAGCTTTTTTAAAGGAGTAATCTTTAAGATACGGATTTTCTTCAACAAATCTATTTAGCCAGTCATCGTGATTACCCTCAGTAATATATTTATCTTTAACATTTGCCTTATCAAGAGCTTCATCTATTTCATCTTGACATCTATTAACTGCTTCAATTTCTTTGTTTATAGTAGGTAGTTGATATTCGAGAGGAGGTCGTTTCTTTTTACGCCATTGCCAATGAGAGACAGACTCCCATTCGCCTAAATCACCTAAATCAATATAGATGTCAGGTTTAACTATTTTTATTGTCTTTAAAAGACAATTAATAGCTGGTTGATCAGCTATAGGGAAGTGTTTATCAGGAGTAACTATTACTCTTCGAGTAACACCTCTATCTTTTTTTATCATAATCTTTTTAATATAAATCCAAAGAATATACTAAATATAGTGCCAATAACAGTCCCCACGCCTTTAACAAACGAAATCGCCTTTTCGTTTGTGCGGACTCTTCCATTAATTGCAACAACATAGGTCTCATTTCTATCCACCTTTTCTTTTATATGTCTTAAATCAGAAGTTATAGCTGTAAGAGTTGTCATAACCCACTCTCTATGTTTTTGTGTATCTTCAACAGACATTATTACCTCAATTCAAAGTGTGGGAAATCATCAAATTGATTATCACCAACATTAAAATCCATATCCCAATCTCCGCCCCATCTTAGCTTAATACCCATAGAACGCCCAATACCGAGAACAAAACCAGCAAAGAGAGTCTGACGCTCTCTGTCATCCCAATCAACTGGCCAGGGAGTAACGTCAACAGCACAAGAAGGATTGATATTATGCCTCCCATCAGGAAACCTGACTTTTGACCTACCTTCTTCATAGAACTTGTTTTGTTTTTCCTTCTCACGATGCCCCTCTAATACTGTGCAATCAATGTGTTTAATAATCTCATTAAACACTTTCTGTAAATCTTTATGACAAGAACTTAATTCTTTTCTTGATTTTCTCCCAAATCTTGGCATTATGCTACAGGTGAAATAGCTGAAAGATTTCCGCCAGTAGCGACAGTATAACCTTGAGCTGTAAAAGTATCACTTATAGCTACACCAGAATCATTTTTAAAGACTAATTTGAAAAATTTACCACTGCGACTTTCCCAGCAACGATAAACTATATCACCAGACCCTGCAAATCCTGAAGAGGGTCCATAAGCTCCATCATCACCCATATTTGCTATTATACATTGTTCTGCTCCATCATTCTGATATCTTTCCATATATCCTTGATTCAAAAGAAAATGATTTGGTAGATTAGTTCTATCTCGCTCATCAATACCTCTACACATACCATATATAAAAGAGGCATTAGATAGTGAATCATCATCCTTTATACTAAATACTTTACTTCCTTTACCAATAGGTGAACCATTAATATCAAGAATACCTTGAGTATTAGGAGAACCATCATTATGAAATAACATAAAATGTTGATTCTGACTCTGTGTTACATTAAACCAATCTTTATTAGCTACACCATTGTCAGTATTTAAATCATCATATGTTACTCCTCCAGATGTAGAAGCACCAGCGTGATATTGAAATACCTCGTGATTTTGTAAAGGAAGAGCAAGATCGCCACCAGAGTTTCTAATCCAATATGACTGACCTGCTCTAAATCCATTGTCAACAATATCACCAGACCATCCAGAGCCTGTATTTGTTGCTCTTTCTGCCGAACCATTATATTCTGTTGTAATTGTATTAAAATATGTTGCAGAAGTATCTGCCCAAACATCTGTAAATGATCTATCTGTATTAAATGGATAACTAATAAAATTATTCCCAAAACTAAGATTTGGATATTTATAATCTTCTCCAGCAGTATAATCACCTCCCGTCAAAGAGGTTGTCCAATTACTATTTGCAAATGTAATACCAATAGTGCCTATAGAAGCACTGCCATTCAAATACATAACATATCCTTTTGATGGGTCAATATATCTCAATCCCGATAATGACCACTCCCCAGTAGTTATATCTTGATATGCAAAAGCACCGCCACCCTGCGAGAACCATTGAACTGTTTCACTTGTAGCATTTTCAACAATTCTTGCTATTTCTTGAACAGTATATCTTCTAAGTGTGCCATTTGTCTGATCTTCTTTTACAACAGGGAAACACACATAATTTGTGGCACCTTTTCTTAACTTATAATTAACTGTTATATCGGCATATGCCATTATTTACTCCTTTTCTGATTCTAATTGTTCTATCAATTCTAATGCACCTAATACTTTGAATCTCAATTCACTCTTTTCTTTTAATTCAACAGTTAATTGATTGTATTGAGCAACTAAAGTTTCCTTTTTGTCAGCTACGCTACTACTTTTAACTCCATTAGAAAGAGTCTTTTTCTTAGTTGATGTTTTTGCTGTATCCATTTATTTATCCTTTAATTAATTTATGATGCGGCAAGCCTTGCACCTATTTGACCCCATAATGAGCCATCACTTATAAACATATAAGTTCGACCTGCTGTTAACGTATCGGCTGAGGCGGCAACACCTGCCAATAAAGCTGTTCCTTCTGTGTTATGAAATGTAAGTGATTCACCACCTGTATTTTGCACGATTAACATTTGTCCTGCTGAGCCTGTTCCTGCAAAGCGTATTCCTGTCCGTGCGCCACCGTTTGCATCCACGTTAACCAATGTCCCCGTAATTGGTATTGAGCCGTCATCTCCTAAATTGTTTACTGACGAACTTACAAATTGCGTCGTGTGTGTATTTGCATAACTTATTCCTGCATCCGTTACCGTAACAATATCAGCACTTTCTCTTGCTATTCTAAATGAATCACTTGTGGCATTGTCTAAACGTAAAGACCAATCAATATTCGTATTTTCATTACGTAGATGAATACCTGCATCCTGCGCCGTAGCATCTGTGCCGCCTACAATACTAAGCACGGCAGCGTTTGCTTCAAACGGTGTGTCACTACTTAGGTCTGTTGCAGAACCATTGTAGCCACCAAATACATATTTATTAGAATTTCCATCTACGGCGTGTAAAACATTAACAGGGTCATTCGTTCCAATGCCTAAGCTGCCTGCTGAATTTATTCGCACCCGTTCAGCGGCGTTTACCCATAATCGTAGCGAATTGGTGCTATGGTTATAAATAATTCTTCCTATATCGTTATCCGCTACATCACCAAAGGCAATAACTGCATCGTTCGGCGACAATAAAGACAGCCCCACAACGTCGTCACTTTCCATTACAATAGTATTCGAATCGCCGCTTGCGGTAACGCTACCCGCAGAAGCTTCCATAATATGAAGGCTACCATCAGGGTCATTTGTTCCAATACCAACCCTCCCTGTAGATTCTATTCGTAACCGCTCAGCGTTATTTGTCCAAAACCGCATCGAATCTGTGCTGTGGTTGTATCTAATTCTACCTATGTCATTATCCGCTTCATCCCCAAAGAAAATCACGCTTTCATTTGGAGATAAAAATGTCATTCCTGCAACGTCGTCATCTTCTAAAACAAGAGCATTGCCGTCCCCGCTTGCAGTAACAGACCCCGCGGATGCCTTCATAATATGTAGATTCCCGTCGGGGGTTGCTATGCCAATACCTAAGCGATCATTCGTATCATCAAAATATACAAAATCGGAATTGATTTCATTTACTTCTACTGTTCCGCCTACGCCTATACTACTTACCACTCCTCCTAACATATTAACCCTCCACTACTCTTATATATTTAGATGCAGATGATGAAACCTGCTTTGCGTGAAATACAATATAATCACCTAATCCACGTGGAATACGAAGATCAGTGAAACTACTTGCTTTTAGAATTAAATCATTGGTTGTGTCCACAGTATCAAAAGAACGAGTATCAAATCTAATATATACATCGCTATCACTATATAGAATAAGATGATTTGTGGAATCTTTGATTTCTAAGTAGGCGTGTGCCTGTGAAGATATATCCAATCTGGAAGTTGCAGACCAGTGTGCGGTAACATCTTTATTTAGTGCCTCAACAACAGAAGCCATATTTTTCCCCTTTCAGTTATTAAAATTTTTAAACTGCTCGACATCCCGCAAGAGGGAGCATAGTCGAGACAAGAGGTGAGGAGTTACCCCCACCTCAACGTCAATTATTAATTAAACAGCGTTAACAATTTTCCATAGTTTGCGTTTGCCATCAGTGTTCTCACTAACTGCCTTGTAACCCCAAACAGCGTCTGTAACGACTTTGGTGCCAAGATAGTCAATATCATACTGCTCTTGAACTCTTGGTCTCTTAGACCAAGCAATGTTCATACCTTTTTGTTGAACAATGAATCCAAAAGTTCCAGCGGCGGCAGTCCCAATTACATTAGATGTAAATACAGGAATACCAGCTAACTGACCTATATATCCAGTAAGACGAGATACAGATGTAACTGCTCTATCGCCAATAACATCAGCTCTGACGAAATCATCTGAAGTAAACAATGATCCATAAAGTGCAGGACTAAACAATAGAAAAACACTACCATCAAGATAATCAATATCATTTTGTCCTAATGTTCTCATCACTGCTCCTAAGTCAGCTTTATGAAACCCATCATCTTGCCCGGTGCCTGAAAGCTCAAAGGTATGTGCGGCAGCGTCTAAGGCTGCCTCAACTTGAACATCAACTTTTTTAGCTAAAGCGTAACCCATTTCTGACGTATATTTAGACATTAAATCATCACTCGCTTGAATACGAGCAACATCTTCAATCAACATAGCAGAATAATCGTGCTTGTCAATGTCAAGAACATCTTCACCTTCATCAGTCGTATTTGACGCCCAAGTAATCGCGGTGCCTTGTCCTTTTGCCTGAGTGCTTTGTTCGTTAATACGTGGCATATGAATCTGATCGCCCCCGTCCTTCACGACATCTGACCAATCAGTGGCTAAAGATGCCATTATTAGCTTTTTTTGAAAAAAATATCGAATTCCATCTGTCCACATCTCTGGGACAAACGAATCCATAAATGTAGTGGCATTAGCTAAGCCACCCGATACCCATTTATCTGCTGCCATTTTTAAATCTCCTTAAATTATCTGACAATTTTATCATTAACATAATCATTCCAAAATTCTTTTCTCTTTTCAGGTGTCTGAGCATAAATATTTCCTTCAGGAAGTGTTTTTCTTATATCACCAGGTTTATGAGAAATATTAGACGCCTTAGCGTCTTCAATTTTTGAAACAACATATTCGATAGTATCTAAATCCATTTTAGATACTCTTTCTCGGTCTTCTTCTGACACCTTCGAGATAAGCTGATCTCTTCTAACTGTTTCATATTTATTCCACTTTTCAACAACATAATTTGCTTTGTCAAGTTTTGCAGTTAGAGATTCAGAAAGCTCTTTATACTCTTCATTCTTTCGCATTCGCTTTTCAGCTTCTGTTTCAAATTGAGTTTTTAGAGATTTATTTTCTTCCTCTACAGCTTGTGCCCTCTTTCTGAGTTTTTTTGCATTATCTATCTCAGAAAGGTAAAGACTCTTGTAATCTGCGTTATCATCACTCTGAGTTTTCTTCTCAGTAGTTTCACTCGTCTGAGCATCTTTTTCATCTAAAATCGTCTGATTTTCCATCATTTCTCCTTAAATTGATTAAAATTTACGTTAATAAAGTTACAATACAACAAAACGTAAAAAAAAACTTTTTACGCAATAGCCATAAAGTCAATACTTTTACCATTTAAAAATTTCTGCATTTCTTCGTAAATCTCGTCAGTGATAGGTATTAATTCCTCTTCTTCTATCTCACCAGCATTATGCCCGACTTCAAGTTCAGCAATTCTTTTCACCATATCATCAATATGTTGTAAAATAGAGATAACTTTGTCCATTGATTTTTCATCTTCTTTTGTCATTGTATTCTCCTTTTTGTGTTTTCAATTACTTTATTAAATTCTAATTCTCTGACTTTCCCACCTGAATCAAATTCCTTTGGAACACCAAAAAATTCTCTCTTCTTCTGAGGTCCTTCTCCTTCATTATGAATTCCAGCGTAATTACGACCAGACTTACCAAAAACTTGTGGTATATCAGAAGATATTTTAAATCCGTCAGCTTTTATAGATATAGCATTCACCATTGCACCTGTTTTTTTCAATATAGGAGAGCTAACATATTTACCGCTCTCAAAGTTTTTATTCTTTATATCTTTACCCATTACATTAATGCCATCTTTTAATCTTTTTTCAAGAAGATTAGAAAATCGAACTATAAATTTCTTAAACTCTTCTTCGTATATCTTAGGCATTTTCTTCAGATTCTTCAGTCTTCGACTCACTTGACTCGCCATTTGAATTTAACTCCTTATTCTTTTCTATTAATTTCATAGCCTCGTTAAAAGATAAATCTTTATTTTCTGACATTAATATATCAGCTTCAGTAGTTTGCCCGTGATCTAAGTCCCACTGATGTTTCATCAGAATTTCCTGTATGCTTCTTGGATATTCAGGCTCTTCAAACCTTATTCTAAATTTAGATTCATCTGGTAATGATGTTTCATTGAAAGATGCTATCAGCTTTTCTAAGTAATAAATATCGTGTTCGTAAATTCTCCAAAGCTCTATGTCATCTTTATAATCTTCAAGTCTTTCAAAATCTTTTATAATTAAACTTATTCCTGATGGCATTTCACCGCCCTGTTCTGCCCAATGCACCCATAAATGATTAGCTTGAGCAACAAGCTCAATTTGAAATTTAACATTGGATATAACATCTTGCAGATTACCCTGTGGACTTGCAATACCAAAATTAGAACCCTCAGGAAGATTTATAATAGTATCAGAACCTACACGAGCTATAGGTTCATCTGCATATACACCCGTAGCAAAAGGTTGTCCAAACATTTGAAATCTTAAACCTAATTGCATTTCAGTCATTGTAATATTTACGTGTTCATTGCAGTTTATAACATCGTTTGCACCTTCAACAAAGAAAGAATCTATTTGATCTTCTCTGTGTAGAAATACAAATGGTAATACACCATAATTATTTGGTTCTTCGTGTTGAATTTTTCCATCTTCAGTAAAAACAACTCTTACTTCTCTATCAAAATAAACATATTTTAAAGGTTCATTGTAACTAATATCTTCTGTTGGTTGAGATAGAGGATAAACAATAGCGTAAGGTTTATAAGGGTCTTCTTCGTGAAAATAAGGCTGAAAATAATAAACAGGTTGATAATCAAAGCAAGGAGCATAGGTTCCTTTCTCATCTTTCCATATAACTTGCATAGCAATAGTTCCAAGAAGACGAGTCATTCGTTCAATATGCTTAAATCTTACATCTTTTTTTCGTGTTAAGATATCATATTTATTGCTAACATCTCTAACAGGTTTTAAATTATAAATTCTTGACATCTTATTTATAAATTTACGAGTGATATTCATCGTGTAAGTAGGAACCTCTCTAAATATCTCTGCTCTGAAATATTGATCAATATATTGGTTCATATCCCCACCTGAATAGTAATCAAGATGTTTAATTATTGAACGTCTTCGCCTCTTAGCAATACTTAATTTTAAGTCGCTAATTGATTCTTTTATTATTTGAGTTGATATATCTGTCATCTTTTCGCCACCATTAATTTATGTGATTTTATAGGAAATCTGTTAATGAAAAAATATCTTACCATATCACATCCGTGATCGTGATATCCATCCTTCTTAGGTATTTTCTTCAAGTCTGTTCCTTCCTTATGCTCTGGATAACGATAATTTTCTAAATCTTCGCACAATCCAACACATTTTTTGTGTAAATGAAGAAATCTTTCTTCCTCAGCATTTTCGATAAAACTTCTTACGTGAGATATGCCAGAGTCTAAACTTCTACTAACATTGTCTCTTATAGTTCTCACGGATATGCCAAACTTACGAAATATTTCTATATCTCCAAGACCCGATTGTGAAGAAACACTTTTACCCGCTGGATCACCGAAGTATGCCTGTATGTTATAACCTTTTGCTTTTATCATTTTCGCAAGTTCATCTGTTTTTATATTTTTTTGATGAACAATCTCGTCAAAAATGTATATATGCCACTTTCCTTCAACTAAACTTGTCTGAAAAAAACCAACCGCTGGCATTCTATATCCAAAATCTATACTGCAAAACGTAGGTAGCGATGGGTCATAGGGAAAGTTATCAAAATCAAGTTCTCTATCAAAGGGATAGACTCTTCCTTCGAGAGATGTAAATTTTGCACCAAATTCTTGATCGTAAATCTCTTTTGACATATTTCTTTTCGCTTCTTTTAGAAATTCATCCTCTGCTCCATCTGGAAAAGCAAATTGATTCTCCCAAGATGGGGAATTAAACGAATACCACATTTCATCTTGAAAGCCAAGCAAATAAAGATCATAGATCCAATTATATCCTTCAGGTGTTGTTATAAAAATACATTTTCCCTTTCTATCAGCGAGAGTAGGTCTTAAATACATATCCCACACCTTCTTACTAATCTTTGCACACTCATCAATGACGAGTAAATCAAGTCCTTCGCCAACAAGTGAGTCAGCATTATCCCCAGATTTACCTTCAAACGTAGAACCCCACTCAAATTCAATGTATTGTTGTTTATAGGATGCTCTTCTTGTAGGCATTTGTTTTTTTATTATAAGTTCGTTCCATATCTCTCTAAATACTTTCTCAGAAGAACCATAAGTGGGAGCAACTACCCAAGCTCTTTTGTTTGGTTGTGTAATCATACATTCAATTTCTTTTGATGCAGATATAGATTTTCCCCAACGTCTTCCACACACTGCTACAATGAATCTTGTCTCTTTACTTGGGAAATGTAATCTTTCTTGACCAGCGTGAGGAGTGTATCCAGTAAACTCAAACCATTTTTTTTTATAATTAACTGGGGAAATGCTCATATTAGTTTAAAAAGAAAAGAAAAGAAGCAAAAGAAAAGAAAAAATACATATAAGGTATTATAAAAGTCAAACTATTTATTTTCAAGTTTTTCTAACTTTTTTAACCAATCAAGACGTGCTTTCTTGCTTTGACGCCCTCCTGGTAATAAATCAAGACCTACAGCTTTAGCACGTTTTCTCATCTGATAAGCAGAGTGCTGTTGATCTGCAACATCTTTTTTCTTCATAGCGTGTTTCGTAACACTGGTTAATTCTTTTTTCTCTGAATCATTTCTTTTGCGTGGGTTATCGTTTCTTTCATCTCTTTCGGGTAATTCACCGTTTATATGACTAACATCATCTGCAATTTCACCTACCTCTTTTGCATCGCTAATAGTAAAATCAGCCTCTTCAATGTTGTCAAGTTTTAAGAACTTCTCAAAAGGACTTTCAATAGTTATTCTTACTCTTTTTTCTAATTTTCCAAAATGTTCCAACACCAACCGACCAGCATAAACATTACCAGACTTCGCTTCTTCAATCATAGATTTAATCACCAAAGGAAGCTCTCTCCCTGCTACTTCCATATATCTCTTATAGAAAGCATCAAGAAAGTTAGGATCCTTCATCCAGTTGTCTATTGTTCGTTTATGAACACCTATAATATCCGCTACTTCATCGTATGTTATAATTGGGTTATTAGAAAATAATTCCAACGCAGATAACTGATTACCATTGAATTTCACGATATTCGACATATGTTAACTTATGTTATATTCACGTTCTTTAGCAACCTTTGTCGGTCACAGTCATACCCGCAGGCGCAAATTCGCTATACGCTATACAGTCAAGACTAAAAAGCAAGACTAAAATTGTAACAATATGTAACGGTTTGTAACAAGACTTGTATATTATAGTCTATAAGTTGTATAGACTCTAATTGAGATTGTATCTCAATTGTAATTGAGACTGAGTCTCATATGCAACAAGACTAATTGACAATAACAAGAAAATAATTGTAACAGTGTGTAACAGTATGTAACATTTCACATTTGTATTAAATATTCTTTGTATATTACATAGTTATGAAAACAGACGAAAAAACAGAGCAGAGAATTTTAGACAATAGTCGTGAGTCTAAGCTCGATAAACAAGAAAGTGAGACTAATCAAATGACTAAATTGACTCAACAAATATTAGATACAATTGTAGCTAATGACGTGAAAATCAGTCGTGAGACAGTCGAGACTACTTACTCATTTTTGAATGCTGATGAAACACAAATCTTAATAGACAAATTAGAAGATTTGAGCTTACTGAAACA